GGGAATAGAATCCACCACTCCGGCAAACCATTTGCGACGCACGTTTACGCTGATTTTGTCGGTAAGTGTTACAGCAGGAAGACTTCCATTTTGGGAAAATGATACGGAGGCAAGGTATGATTCGTTTTCCGTATACACGCCTGACAACTCCCTGACAGCCGTCCTTACCCCATTCATTTCAGCTCCGAATACAAGCAGATTCTCTTCCTTGTTATCAAAAAAAGCCTTGGTTATATCCCCATTCCCGTTTTTTGCCGCTTCATACGTTATTTTACCTTTATTAGAGCCGAACTCCATATCGTTAGCCGTAGAAAGTTTGCTTTTCAGTTCCGCGCCTTGTTCTTTAAACAGCATATTTCTAATGATATTCTCCCAGCTTGTCCCTTTCATGATTACATCGCCTTGTTTGTAATAGCCGACACTGGCAGTAGTTACCTGTATGTTCCCACTTGTTTCCTGGCTTGTAACGCTGTTTGAAAGTTTCTTGACAATGGAATCCAAAGAGGACTGGTTGTAAAGCTGCCCTTTCAAGGTAATGCTCTCTATTTTGCTTTCCAGTTCCCCGATACGTGAATAAGCAGCGGTTTCCCCGACAGTATATATAGGGGAATCATAAGGCAGGTCAAGGTTGAATTCAAATCCGATAATCCTTGACTGCCTTCCGTTCTCGAAATAGGCCTTGTTGATAAGATTGACCTTTTGACCGATGCTGTAGAGATTGTGCACTCCGTCCTCACTGTATGCGACATCCGACATCATCGTGCAGCCATAAGTACTCGGGTCTATTCTGGACTTTTCAACATGCTTTTCAGCTTCAGTTTTCAATTCCTGTTCGGCGGTAGATACAAGTCCTAATTCGGCTATCTTCGTACTGTCCCATCCGTATAATACATAAGTGTCACCTGCTTTAGGCTTGACCACATTGTCCGGAAGTTTGCGCCCGTAGTCTTCATTGGCGACAATCTCCCATAACTGCGCATCCACATTCCATGTACCGTCCTCATTCTTTTCTCCCTTTTCAAGCGGATTGAATTTGACGGCAAAGTCCATTCCGTTAAGGCTTCCTGATTGAAACACTACATGGAGTTCTTCACCTTCAAGTACGTAATCATACGAGAAATTGATACCTGTGTCAGTAAACCTGTAGAATGTTTCTGTAGTCTCGGTCCCATCTTCATTGTCAACCGTATCTTCATAGCTGGAGACTGCTGTAATCGTTCCTGTACGTCTAGGGTAGATGCTATCAAAGACAACCACCTGCTCGACGGCTTCCTCGGTAGTCATGTTAGGATAGGCGTCAATATACGGAATGCCGGAAGGAAGCATGAGCCTTCTTTGAACCACGCCATTGACTACCACCGACTCATCAACCGGGCGGTAGTTTGCCGGGATGTTTCTTGTAGAACCGAAAGCATAGATTCTCGTTGCGTAGGTTGATTGTGAGTCGGAACGTGACATCTTATCCACATTCTTTCCTATCTCAAAGTTAACGGCATCGCCAAACTCGCACCTTCCGAAATGGATAATGTTCTCGGTTATCCAGCACTCGCAATCCCATTTCTTCGCCATAGAGAAGCATGCGTCAAGGATGTTGACGTTGTCGTAACTCATCAACTGAGCCTTATTTTCTACCGTACCGTCAATGGAGAAAACAAAATCCTGTCCTTTGTATTTGTAACCAAGAGCTTTTAAATTTCTAAGGACTATACCGGCTTGAACATCAAGTGAAGCGGTGAGATTCCAGGACGCTTCCTGCCCGGCCACTTCGGGGGTATATTTAAAGATTTTGTTTTTCCATTTCCAGTAGTGGGCGTCAAGCTGCAACTCATAGTCGTAGCCTGCGTTATCGGTGTTGAATACCGGCTTCTGCAAGTCGCACACCTCGAACAGCCCGAAGTCGCACTCCACGTATGAACCAAGTTTGAAGAATATAGGACTCTCCAAGGAGAACTTTAACGTGATGTAGTCCTCCTTCATAAGAGTAAACTTACGCTTGCAGCCTTCATTGGGAAGGGTAGTAAGCAGGATAGCACCGGATATGTCTTTGATGTCGATTTGTTCCACGTCTTCAAAGTTCGGAGATAAAAAAAAGAGTGCCCAATTTTGAGCACTCATATACGCAACAATCTCTCTATTGTTGGAATTTAATTTCTGTTTGCCGGGTTATTTCCTTTTATTCCGCACGTACAATAAAGTTTTGTCTTTCGTTTTGAAAAAATCATGAATTGCTTTCTGTGTCATTTCCTCACCGAACCTGTTATAGAATAACCTTACGGTACAATTCCCCACGCCTATTATTTTAGCCCATCCTGAAACAGAGCAACACTTGCCATCAACAGAAATAAAAACCGTACGCCTTTGTTTTCTTGTATTTTCAGAAAATGATAGCCACTGGCAATTTTCGGGCGAATATCCTTTATTGTTATCTATTCTATCAATGGTTAAATTTTCATTATACCCATTGTTTATAGCCCAGTCATAAAAACTTTGAAAATCGTTTTTCCACTCGTTGCACACTTCAATTCCTCTTTCTCCATACGATGAATAATGGTCGTTCGTATGCCTGTAACATCTACCCTTCATAGCACACCATATATTATATAGTCTTGTATAGGTTTTGCCATGAGTAAAATTTGCCTTTTTCATTTTTTCAGAGTTTTTCTTTCTTCGCACACAGCCACAACTTTTAGTATTTCCAGATAGTAAAGAATTAGATGTAGGATAGCATTTATTTCCACATTCGCAAAGACATTCCCATATAAGTGATTTATGCTTGTTTCTTCCTACAACCTTTATAGCTGTTAACTTTCCGAATACTTTATTAGTTAGGTCTTTAGCCAAAAGGCTTCTATTGTAACATCCACAGCTTGTTGTATTTCCGCTATTTAAAGAACCAGTAGTAGCAATCACAGTATTTCCACATTCGCATTTACATAGCCACTGTACCTGCTTTTTCTTGTATCTACCGTATTCTGAAATCACAGTTAACCGTCCAAATTTCTGACCAATTAAATTCTTTTTCATAATCATTGATTTTAAAGTGAATAATAAAGGCAGTCTTTATGTCGTACGAAGGCTACCTTTGTACAATGGTGTATGTTTAGTTTTTAAATATTAGCTTATACAAACCCGAAGTCGGTGACGAGAACATTGGTGCACGCCCGGCTATTACCATCCGTTTGCGTTCTTCTGGAAATACGTCTTTCAGCTTCTCTATTTTATTTTTCAAACGACACTCAGTTGACATACAACCGCTTGCCTCTTCAAGCATAAAGTCGTTAATCACTTTTATTAATCCCTGTACATAAAGGTTATTCATGTCAATTACTAATTCTTCTGTTTTCATATTCGTTATATTTATGTGTTTATACTTAATTTCGTTTACCACTGTTATTATGCGATTTTAACAAGGTTGCATTTCTTGAAACAACGCCATTCTTCTTTTTCAGTGTCAAAGTACACCTGGCAATTATCAGCCGTTTTCTTTGTACCTTTTGTTTCGGGTACTCTGTTTTCCAAGAGAGTGCCAAAGGCTTGACGTAGCGTACCGTCTGTCTTTTTGAAGTAAAACTCTACTATCTTCACTTTCAAAGCCGCTTTCAGTTTTAAATTAGCCCATGCGCATTTCAATGCCTCACTCATTGAATAACCGTTCTTGCGAACAAAAGACCATGCCATTTGCATTACTTCTTTCATCTGACTTCTAAATTTTGTGCTCATACTCTTATATGTTATGTGTTAATACTCTTATCACTTTGATTTGATGGTGCAAATATAAGCGATAACTTTAATTAACCAAAATAAAATCAAAGCAAAAACTTTAATTTAACCATATTTAATCAAAGCAATAACTTTAATTATAAAGAATACAGTAACTTTGTATTAAATTTAAAAATCAAAGCTATGGGTTTGAATATTAAGAAAGCGATTAAAGAACATGGGTTAGAAGTCCGAGAAGTTGCCAAAAGAATGAATATCACTCCGACCGGGTTGTCTCAGCATATAAATGGTAATCCATCAATAGAAGTGTTGGAGCGTATCGCAAGTGCTATTGAGTGTGATATTTCTGAATTATTTGAGCAACCAAAGAAAGACAGTCTCTCCCTTACTTGTCCCCATTGTGGAAAGAACATAAACGTAAAAGTAGAATAAACTAAATAGGGTGTGTTATCCACACCCTATCATCTACTTTCGCCCTTCCGGGCTCGGATTCGGTTCGTTGAACTTGGCTGAAATTTTTCCGAAAGTTCGGTCTAAACTCTGTGCGTAAGTGACACTCTTGCCAGTATAAATAAGATGGTAAACTTCGCTACTATTAGCCGGGATTTGAATATCAATCTTGCCTTTATAAAGCTCATCGAAGAAAGCTTTTTTCTTTGATTGATAATCGGACTGGGAATTTCCTTCAATTGTAAAAGAAAGTGTTATTTCCCTCTCATCGACTTTAGGATTATTGATTATCACACGTTTTCCATGTTCTAACCGGGACTTATTCTCTATAAATTCTTTCATGGGTGATGATGCACCAAGTACATCAAGAAACCCATCTCCCATTCTCACACCCCATGTTGTATAAGCGTTTTCGCCATTAATTAATAATTCATTCATAGACTATAATTTTGCTGTATTCTTTTTAACTTCTGCTATATCTCTTTGCATCTGTTGAATAGGTTTGACGATTGCCCCTGTATTTTCTGAAATCTGTACCAATTCAAGATAGGATTGCGCTATCAAATCCCGCGTATCATCAGCAATATTTCTTGTTTCCGTATTTATGGAAAGTAGAGCATCTGCTTTTACTGTTAGTAGATTAAGTGATTGAGATTGAATGGTAGATTGATTCTTTATCTCTTCTCCTGCAATCTGCAATGCTGTAAACCTACCGCTTAATTCTCCTGCATCTTCATGTGTCATTTCAGTACCGAACCCTCTGGAAGTTGAAAGCTGGGATGTTGATTCTTGCGAAATCTTGTCATATCCGGTGGCTGCGGCAAGCTCGTCACGGAGCTTCATCGCTTCTTCAATGTAGCCCATATACTCGCTGTTCAACGCATTTCTTTCGGATTCCGTCAAAGAACCATCCTCCATACCCTTTGCAAACTTCTCATACCACTTCTTTAGCTTGTCCTGATAAAGTGTGCCTATCTGCTCGGAGAGCATAGCTTGCATGAAGTATTCCGAAACATCCTCGGCTGCATCTTTGGACGACGCTTTCATGTCCATAAGGGTATCTATGAAATTACTGTACACACCATCGAATGTGGTTTGTGTAAGCTGTTCGTTTATCTGATTATGGATTTCCTCAATACGTTCCTCCCCCTCGATAATCTTATCAAGATAATCTCTCACATCGCCATCTAATTTAGCCCAAAAAGTAGGTGCTTCTGACTTTAGTTTCTCCAACTGTTCAGTAGTCAGGTCAAACAATCCCGTCATGCGTCCGGTACCTATAAAATCCTTGGCGTCTTTGACAGACATATCGAGCGCTCTGGCGATGTCCTGCCAGTCGCTTGACGAGGTATTCTTTGCCATGCGCTTGCCAATGGAATGAGAACCGGCAGACGCACCGGAGTTTAATCGTTCACGCCCAAGTATTCTGTACGCCTCAATACTCTTGTTGACAAGTTCAAGAGCCTCTTTGCCTACCTTGTCCGCTTCTGCTCCGTAAGATGTGTTGATGTACTCCAGCTTCTTGTCTATCAGCTCATCCCATATCTCATTGAGTTTGTTATATTCCTCGACCATCTCATTATAGTGGGAATAATCGGCACCACCCAAACCCGGTATTAACCCTCCCAAAGAAATAACAGAAGTCAAAGCCCCTTTAACGGTTTGTAGACTACCGGTGATGATAGACATAGGCTTCATCAAGTCGATATTTCCAAGTCCGTTCAGCATCTCACCAAAACCGGACATTGTTCCTTCCATCCATTCAGGTGTTTTTATACCAAGCGTTTCCATGATACCGATAACTTGATTACCGGCATCGACATATTGCCCTATCTCATTAATTCCTTTATGTAAAGCATCCGTGGCTTCATATAGGGCTTTCTGCTTGCTGTTCTTTGCACTTTCAAGGGTGGCTTTGGCATTCTTCTTTTCTTCATCAGTACCTTCTTCCAAAGCTTTGTTATACGCTTTCTGTGCTTCACGCTGTGCATCCGTGACTTCTTTGAGGGATTTGAAAGAAATAGACATAGTTTCAAAAGAATCACGTTCTGAAACCTTATCATCAATCCGTTCAATAGCATCTACCAGTTCTTTAAGGCTTTCAGGAGATAAATCCTTTTGAGATGATATAAAGTCTTTAAGGTTCGCTTTCAACTTTTTCAAAGTATCAGTAGAAACCTTGTCAAGATTACCAAAGACTTGTTCCCAATTCATATTTTTCTTGAATTGTTCAGCATCAAGTTTGAATATATCTTCATTCTTGATTTCTGTACGCTTCTCAATGCTTCGGTCTATTTGGGCTATTTCACTGGCATCACCTTTGGTTTCCGCTTTCTTACGGGCTTCCTGTAATATTGAAATATCATCATTAAATTTCTTTTCAATGGCAAGACGTTCATCGGCATAAGACAAATAGCGCTCTGCCAAATCCTTATATATCTTTTCATTACTGATAATGGCTGTCTTGTATAGTTCATCATAATAGTTTTGCTCATCATCAGACAGCTTTATATCGGTGGCATTAAAAGACTTGCCTTTATTCTTCGGATTAGCTTCCCATGCAGCGCGAGCATCCTCAACTTTCTTCCGAAAAGCATCTTCTTTTTGTCGGTCAATAGCCTGCATCTCCTTTTCAAAGTTGAGTTCCATTTCAGCGATAGTCTTGGCAGAACCTTCATCCATAGCTTTGATTCGGGCTTCATCAACTTCCATCTGCAAATCTTCGGCAGAACGTTGCTGTTCTAATGATTGCTTATCAAGGAGGGCATTATATTCATCAGTCTGCTTACGAAGTTTCTCGGTTTGATTATCTTGTTTGGTTAATGAACTTCCGGTAATACCGCCCAAATCTTTATAGGCTTTCTCTTTTGATAGCATATCTTCACGGGCCTTTTTTACCTGTTCCGATGTTGCTTGTTGGTCTTTAAGTAATACTTCATAACCTTTCTTTGCCTTTTCCCAATCGGCTTTAGCTGCTGCAAGGTCTTGTTGGTAAGTAGTCTTATTCTTTTCGGTTTCAATACGGGTTTGTTTTGTTGATTTAGCCGTATCTATAAGATTTTTAATGTCTTTTACCTCATAAATTGCTTCATCAGACAAAGAACCTTCCACGTCAATTGGAAGTTTCATCTTTACTTTTCCATTCCCATCTTTTCCTTTGATTCGTTTTTCAAGTTCAGAAATATATTCGTCAAACTTGCTAATATCAACATCTTTCAAGCTTGATATGAATTGCTCTGATATACCCTTTCCTCTCTCAACAAGAAATTCGTCTCTGTAAAAACGAAGTTCCTTTAGTTTGCTAATTTCCTGCTGGGTTAGTTTCCCACCATTAATTTGTTTTGCGGAAAGTGTGTTTTCATAATCAGAAACCGCTTTATTAGCTGCTTCAAAATCTTTTGCAACTCTTTCTCCGGCTCGTTTTGAATCTTCCTCGGCAATCTGCCTTTTAAGTTCAAGAATATCCGCTAACTTGATGCTCTCTATGTCGTACTGGGAGAATATCTTCGGGTATTCCTTGCGTAATTCTGCCAAACTTTGCCCACGTTGCAAATCAGCCAAAGCAATATCACGAGAGCTTTGAATAAGACCCTCTATTTTTTGTTTACGTTCTTTCTCTTGTTTTGCCGACTCTTCTTGTTTCTTGTTGAAACGCTCTTGTGCCTTTTCAGCAATGGATGTATTATCTGCCAATGTCCACATAGCAATCCCAAGAGAAACTATGGCAGTTCCAGCTAATACATAAGGATTCATTGCGAGAACTTTGTTATATGTAGCTTGAGCAACAGTAGCAGCTTTGGTTGCTGCAACCTTTCCCCATATAGCCTTTGTAAATCCTTGCTCAACAATGGAGTTCACCAATAGCCCAGTTCTATAAACACCATATATTGAAACGAGAGCCAATACACTTTGCCCTATAACTTCGTAGTTCTTAACTACAGTATCAGCAACAGATATACTTCCTGAAATCAAATTTTGATTAGCAAGTCCTATCTCAGCCAAAGCAGTAGTTATTGTATCTTCAAAGTTTGACATTTGTCCCTCAATAGTCTTTGCAATAGCTTCCGTAGAGCCTTCAACGCCTTTCATTGAGCCAAATTGTTCAACGGCTTTCATTACAGATTCAACTGTTCGGTCACATTCAACTGTCATATCACGGAACGAAAGCTTAACTTTATTCCCTTCTGTTTGAACACGAACACCGAACTCTTTCCAACGCTCTGGATTATTTATATCAAGTATCGCCTCTGTTAGCTGGTCGAAAGGTTTTGCTACTGTATTGGTAAAATCTCCCATTTTTTTCATGGCATCCATCGAAGGAGTGATACCACGATTGACGAATTTTATAAAATCATCCGTCAGTTCATCAAGTTGGAAGTTTGTTTTTGCGGCAAAGCTATTTATGTCAGATAGATATGCTTTTGCTTTTTCGGAACTACCATTCAGAGCATTAGTTAATACAGATTCATACTTTTGAAACATTCCAGCTGTTGATACTACATTTGAAGCAACTTGTTTCAACATTGCGATTCCACCAATAGCAGCAAGTGTCTTCTTGAATGAGACTCCTACACCTTCATTAACGGTAACAACAGCCTTGCTTTCATCCTTGAACAAAGCGTATTCATCCTTTAGAGCTTTGGTAGATAATCTTGCAAGAGCTTGTTGTGATTGTAATTCACCAAGAGCATACTTTTGTTCTCCTAATGCTGCCTTTGCACGGTTTAATTCATCTGATAAAGATTGTCTTTTAGGGTCGTACTTTCCTAATTTCTTATATTGTTCTGTAAGCATTGAAACATCATTCTGTGTCTCACGTATGATGTCTTTTTGTTTAATGATCTCTTCGGATAAGGAATTGACAGCTTTTTCGCCATCGTATATACCTTTTTTGAATCCCGTTTCCATCTCTGCTCCAGCTTTAGCGGCATTAGTTACCAACTCATCCAACCTTTGATTAGATGCAGCAAGTTGAACATTTAAAGCCTTGAAAGCAGCAGGAGACTGCGTGCCATCCATGCTCATTAACTCCTGCTTTAATTTTGCAATTTCATTACGAAGTCTTACAACTTCTTCCCAGTCACTACCTACCTTAAAATATAATTTCGCCATATCTATTTCTTTTTCCTACGATTAGCCAATTCCTTACCACTGATTCTATTCACTTTTTGACCACCATATACTGCGTGTAACTTATCCCGTTGCATCATCAGCAAATTCCGATAAGGGATAACCTCAAACACTTCTGTATAACTCAGATGCAGCGTGTCAATCAAATGGGCTATCTGCCCGAAGAACGTTGTGTTTCCTACTGTTTCGGTCTTGCTGCCAGCATCGACACGTTCCTCATCGAGCTGACACACTGAAAAGCCGAAATATCCATCATAGAGAAACAGACTTCCAAGGCATCTTTGACTTCTTCAAAAGTGCCGTTCTCCAATTCTTTGACCAAACTATCATTCCCGCAGATGAAGCATGAAATACCTTTCAGCATATCTTCAGTAGCTTCAGGAAGCTCTTTAATAGCCTCCATGATATTATCTCCTCGCAGGGCGATATTGGAAAAATGATGAATGGCACGACAGATAATTTTAATTGTAGGAGGTTTGATGGTATAAACGATTCCACCTATCCCTACATTTTTAAAATCCAGCCCTAATAGGGCATCAGAAACCGTTTTTGCTGCTTGATTATTCATAACATTAAATTAAAAAGGCGGTGAGCAACCACCCACCGCCATCTGAAAACAATCCTTTTACTGAAAAATTATCAACCTTCCGGCACTACAACTTCCGATTCGTCAAACCACTTTTCGGAAGCCAATCCATCTACACCTGTGGAAAGGGGAACGGCCGAAACAGCCAATCCGACAGCCTTATCGGTATTAGAGCCACGGGCATTGATAGCCGCTTTCGGAAACACAACATAAACTCCGTCTTTGGTTTTACCAATCACACATTTATGAATAGGCTTATACTTGCCTCTTTCCCAATTCTTTTCTGTGGCTTTACCACCTTGTAAATCAGCCTTTGTAGCATAATCATACTCACCAATGGTGAAGTTGATTTTCACCTCACCCGGTTCAGACGTTTCCCGGTAGTACTCACCAGTCAAAGCGTTTTTGTAACGAGTTACACTTGCCTCTGCTTCTTCGTATTGATACGTGTCACCATGCACATTCTTGACCCGCTTCGTTGCTGCGTTTTTCAAGATGGTGGCTACTTCTGCGCCTGTTAATCCGGCAGCTGGAGTAGTAACCGTTTTAATCGGTTCTGCATAATACAGTTCGTCAATTTCTACTGCTGTAATCATATCATTTTACATTTAATACATTAAACAAAATTCTCACATTCACATAATGACACTTCAAAGCTGTGTCCGCTTCTGTACCGATAGAATCAATAGAGTAACGATATGTCATACCATCATAGGTGCTTACTACATCATCAAACAGCTTGCCAGCCTTTCTTTCAAGTTCGTTAAGCCGGATTGTGTTCGCTTCATTCTCGCTTAAATTGGGTACACATAGATTCACTTCTGCGAAAGATTTCTTCCAATACTTTCCCGGCTGTTGTTTCTTCGTGTGGATGACAATCCTTTCGGACTTCAATTCACCCGTCAGCGTTTCTCCTGCTGGTACTATGTCTATTCCGAAAATCTTGCAGTCCCGGTAGAGGATGTTTCCTATGTCGGTGGTTACTATCATCGTTCAAATCTATCTTTCAATCTTTTTTCTGTCCTTATCGCTGCACTTCCTGCAACTTCAAATCCTTTGGATTCCACGAATGAAGCATAATCAGCTTCGTTTTTCAGAATTAAGCCATCTTCATTAACCTCATAATCATTCGATTCTCTCAAATGTTTTGTGTGGTCTTGATAGTTTCCGGTAGCTTTTGCATCTTCAACAAATGCCTCTCCCTCTTCTTTCATGCCAGCAACGACTTCGCTTGTTCCGTCCTCAAAGAACTGGTCAACATCCGAAAAGTCTGCATCTATTCCAACCATATTACTCTGTAGGAAAAATAGTTTGTTTCCAAAGGGCTTTTAGCAACTCCTTCACCTCTTATGCTTCCATCGGCATTCAAACAACGAACCTCTGCACCTGCTTCAACCTTTGACGGCTTATCAAAGACTACCTTGTACTTGAAATCATACAAAGCACCATTGATAGATACTTTCTTTTCCGCACTCACATCATCACAACGGCATCTGCATATATCCTGCCAGCTCTCACCACCTGTGCCGGGAATAGGTCTGCCGAACTCATCCTTATCCATCGGGGTGATAACCTTAACCTGCAATATGTGTGGAGCGAATA